CACTCATGGGCACAGTCGAGCCGGCCTTGAACCTCTTCGTCGTTCCGGCGTCACGGAACGAGCGGACGATGTACGCCCGCCTGGTCGCTGGTTTCTGCATGATGCTGGATCCTCAAGCCTGGGCGTCAAAGCTGACGCGGAAGTCCTGTGTGCGTTCGAAGGTGTTCCCGGGCCCATCGAGCTCAGGCCCGGCGCCGGCGGTCAGGATCGACACGCTCAGGGCGCCGGCAATGTCTCCGGTCCGGCCAGCGCAGCAGGCTCGGACAAGCCGAATTGCCTCGCGCTGATCTTCGTAAGTCTCTGCGCGGACCGTGACTGAGACCCGATCGACGGTGCGAACAAGCGCCGATCGCGTCAGCGACTGTCGCTCGACCGTAGTTGTCACCTTCACCAGGAGGGCCGGCAGGTCCGCATCGTCTGGCAGGCGGCCGCCCTTGATGTCGGCAATTGCGACGAGCGCGAGGACGTCGCCGTCGGCGCGCAAAAGCGTACCGATGATGTCGGCACCGGTCACAGCTCGTCCCCTGTAGGATCCGCGGACCCGGTGATTCCTGACCGGCTCACGCGAGCGTTGATGTAACCCTGCGCCGCGGCGATCGCCTCGCCTGCCTTTATGTCCAGGGCCGGCCGCAGGAACGGGTGAGGTTTCGCTCCCGGGTGGAGGACCATCTTCCCGACGAAATTCCCATTGATGACCAGCGACCCTGCCTTGTGCTGGTCGTTGATCCTGCCGATCGACATGCCGTTTCGCTGGCTTTCGTCGACGCTGATGAAGTGCGGATCGGTCCCGTACTCGAGCCAGGGCGCGATGTAGGCCCCCTTCCCTTTGACCTGCACCTTCGCGGTTACCCGGCCCTCGCCCGATCCGACCCGGACCTTGATCGCGCCCCTGACCTCGGACGAGATGCAGCGCTCCGTTGCCTCGTCCGCGATGACGTTCGCAGCAGCTCGTCCGGCCCCGCGCAGCAGCTTGGTCTCGATCTCCGATGGCAGCCTGGCGATGAACCGCCTCACTTCACTGCGGCCGCGAACGGTCACCATCAGGCGCCGCCATTGCCGGCGGGGCTGTACTCCTCGACCATGAATTCCATTCCTTCGCGACGCCGACCAATTACTGCCGGTCCGGCCACGATCTGCAGAATCCGGGCGCCCATGACGAAGCGCATGGTGGAAGTGATGTCGTCACGCTTCCGGATTCGGACCCGCGCGGGTCGCGTCTTCAGGTTGAGGCCCTCCGCCAATCGCTCGCCTCGGCTTGGCAGCGCGTCCAAGACTTCTGCCCGGACTGTGGCGACTGGTTCCCAGGTGCCAGCTCCGGCGCCTGTGAAGCTATCGTCCTTCACCGGGCGCTCAATGCGGAGGCGGTCTTTAAACCGTCCCGCTGCAAGCATGGAGGCGCTGTTCTTCATAGCGGGCCGATTTTCAGAAAGTCCGGTGGTTACGCAGAAGCGCCCGAACGCGTGTTGGAATAATGCTGTCGCCTCCAACTTCACCATCTTCCCGATTGAGGAATAGGTCGGCGGCTAGAAGTAGGATCGCGGCCCGGATGTCGTGAGGCACCGTTGTCGCATCTTCCCCGTAGCCGGCTGTCGCGGTGACCCTAATGGCATCGGGCGCACAGTAGGTGCCCGGCCATGCCCTTGACGGCTTGAGGCGAATGAGGGGGTGCAGTCCGGTTAGAACAGGCTCGTAGACGGACGGATCGAGGGTCTGTTCGACACCGTTCGGATCGAGATAAGCGATCGAGTCAATCGCCAACAAAGGCGCCACTGGCAGGCGCCGGAGAGCACGGAAGCAATCTGCGCGCATGACCACAGTCTGTGCGATGAGCTTTGTCCCGGTGCGTTCTTCGACGTCGCTCGTCGCAGCCTTCAAGTAGATGCCGAGCTCCGTGTCGAAACTTTCGTCGTCTGCCTCGAGGCTTACGTGCACTCGAAGCTCGGCGAGCGAAACTGGCTCCCCCGCCGGCGGCGCCGATACTTCATGAGGGAGCCAGTTCACCGTCAGCCACCTTACTCGGCGACGTCTTCGGCTGCGCGAGCGCGCTGGCGGGCCAGCTTCTCGGCGTGTGCGACCGCGCCGGCGCTGCCATCGGCCCACCCGGCCTCGATGCCAGCCTCGGCTTCGGCGCCGGTCACGAGGTCGTTGATACGGTGCTCGCCCTGGTCAGCAATGACCCGGGCCTTCTTGGCCGCCTTCGCCGGCGCCGGATTTGTGTTGTTGTCAGCCATTTTCGTCTCCTTTCCGGAACGCCGAGGTGTCGGCGCTCGGGGAAAGAGGCCCCCGCCCATTGCTGGGCGGGAGCTCCGATCGAACGTGCGCTTAGGTGGCGCTGTTTTGGTAGTACTTCACTGCGCCGCCGACATCGACGAGGTTGCCGCCCGAGCGCAGGAAGGCGAGGAAGCCTACCTGACCCTTGCGGGCATATGCCGAGTCCGTGAACCGGAACATCAGGATATCGAGCGCATCCCGAACCTTGTAGTAGTCGTAGTCGCCGAACAGGATCGACTTCGCGTTCGCCGCCATAGATGCGACGTCTTGGTTCACGTAGATCGGGCGATTTAGCAGCGTGTCCGGGGCACCGCCCGGGGACGCAACCTCATAGCCGGGCACGAAGATCGGACGGTTGTTGCTGTCCTTGATCTTGCGGATGACCTTCACCGAACCGTCGTTCATCATGAAGCCGCACTTCCGGCTCTTGCGATAGGCAGGATCGACGCTGTGCTCGAGGTCGACCAGGTCATCGTAGATCACCGAGGTCGTTTGGCCGGTCGTTCCGACTTTACCCGCGCCGGCAGCAGTAACGACGCCGTTGGGCTGGCCTGAGCCGGTCCCCGTCGTGAAGTGCTGGTTGGTGATCCGGCCCAGGCGGGTGACCAGGCGGCCGCGGACGAACGCCTCGATGTCGACGTTGCTGTCCTGCAGCAGCTCGATCGGCACGGCAACCGTCTTCGAGCTATACTTGTAGGTCGGCAACGACTTCACGCCGAAGCTGATGTCCAGATCCGCAGCGGTGGCATTCTCGGCGAGAAGTTCACCGACCTCACTGGTGCCGTCCGATGTCGGAAAGTTCATCGGATTGCCCTGGGCAGTGCGAAGGATGTCGGCGACCTCGCGGACGCCTCCATATTCCTTCAGCGCGTCGAGAACGCTGTTGGCGACGTCAGTCGCGACCGTGTGGCCACCTTCAGTCGTGGTTGTCGTCGACATCGTGTTCTGGATGATCGACCGGTCTTCGTCATTGAGAGCTTGATCGCCGCCACGAAGCCACTTCGCGAACACTCGTGCTCCGTCCGACTTCTGATCCTTCGCGATGCGCAGCGAGGCGTCGATCACGTTGCTGGTGAGCGCTTCCTCTGCAACTCGGGCGTTGAGATCGGTGATGCGCTTGATCTGCGCATCAATTCGGTCGATCTCGCCCATCCCGGCATCGTAAATTGCCTGCTTGGCGTCATCCCATGCCTCGTCCTTGTTGTTGACGAGGGTATGCAGCTCCTTCGCCTTTGCCGCGCGCTGCTCGCGGAGAGCCTGAATGCTCATCGTTCAATTCTCCTGCTATAAAAAAAGCCGCCCTTGGGGCGGCTCGGCGGACTGCTGTTCGCGCGGCTAGCGCTTAGGCAGCGGGTTTGAGGGCGACAGCGGCGGCCAGGCGCCGGCGACGGTCCTCAATCTCGTGGTGGTCGTTCGGCTCGGGCGCAGGCTCGGGCTCGGGCTCGGGCGCGGGCGCGGGTTCCGGCGCGGGCGCTGGCGGCTCCTCGGCGGCCTGCGGCGGGGGCGCGTGCTCGTAGGCGGATAGATCCCATCGGACCTTGGCCTTGACCTTCTCTCCGGCCTCTTCGTCGGCCAGACCGGCGGCGATCGCCTCCGCCGCCGTGAACCAGGTCTCGTTGCTCATCAGCTCTGCGAAGTCAGCGGGCTCAACCTTGCGGCGCTTCGCAGCCGCCACGTATGTGTCTGCGATCGTTCCATCGACCTTGTTGAGCATGCCGGCGACTGCGGTAAAGTCGTCCGCGTTCCCGATCGCGATCGTCCAGGCCTTGTGGATCATCAACATCGATCCCGGCGCCATGATGGTCTGGTCGGCTACCGACGTAAGAAACGTTGCGGCCGACGCGGCAAGCCCGTCGACCTGCGCGGAAACTTGCCCGGGATAATCCCGCACGGCCTGCGCCATGGCTTTCCCGCCGAAGACGTCGCCGCCGGGTGAGTTGATGCGTAGCTGGACGTCGCCGCTCATGCCCCGCAGCACTTTGGCGAAGCTCTCGGCCGAGACGCCGCCGAACCACTCCGCGTCCTCGTCGGAGGCGACGATTACGTCATACAGGTAGATGACGTTACCCTCGGCGCGGAACTCGCCCTTCTTCGCGTTGCGAGCGAGGAGGTTAAGCAGCTTCTTGTGATTCATCGTCTTCCTCGTCCTCGGGAGTGTCGGGATCGGGTGCGTTCGGATCCTTCGGCGGCGCTGGCGCGGGGGTGCCCTCGCCGCTGGCCAGCTTGCCGTATTGCGGCTTGCGCTTGAGGTTCAGCTTGTTGCGGACCTCCTCGGCGGTCATGAAGCCGGGCTCGCCGGCGCGACCGAGCGCAATGCGGAAGGCCTCGAATAGCGACTTCATGTCCGCGCGTTCGAGCTCGAACGTATCGAATTCGATGAACTTCCCGGCGTTCCTGAAGAACTTCCGGTTGATCTCTTTCTCGATCTTCGTGAGGTGCTGGCGCAGCGTGAAGCGCACGAAGGCGATGCCCATGTGCTCGACGCCCTTGCCGAAGCTGGTCGTCTTCTCGAGGTG